GAACTATTGCATGGAGCATGATATTGGTGTACTTTACAAAAAAGATCTACCTGAAACTGCGCCATCAGATTCTTGGCAGAATCCAAAACTGATAATTTTCAATGCAAATTACTATAAAGTTAACGAACGACCTTTCATGCTGGCACATGAAATTGGACACGTTATTGATGAGGTACCTGAGTATTACAAACTGGCTCATTTAGGCATAGAAAAAGGAGAGTTTTCAGCCAATCGTTTTGCAATTAACTTACTCGCTCTCTATTGTTTTGAAAATGATATCTGGTATGGAACCTATTATGATTTTGCTAAAGCTTTTGGTATTCCTAAAGATAAGTACTATATTTTAGAATTTGTGTTTGAATCTCTACAGAAAATTTAATCGTCCACAGTTGTCAGTGACGTTAAACCTAAGACGGAAATAATATTATTTGGGAGGTTGTAACTGCATGAAAGTTACTAAATTAGTTGTTGGTATTTTGCAAATTGTTATTGCGGTATTTATTGTTTTCCAATCAATGGCTGTTGGAATTGGCCATGCAATGGAAAATTCTAATGATGCTGGTGGTAGTGCTGGTATGATTACCGCAATTCTTTTCTTAGTAACTGGTATTGTTTACATGGCTACTAGAAAAAGTCCCAAACTTGGTGGTGATATTGCTGGATTAATTATGATGTTGATTACTTGGATCTTTGCAATTACTAATGCACATGACTACAGTGACTTACAGATTTGGGGTTGGTTAGCATTTATCATTGGTGTTGGTTTCTTTGTATGGCATTTAATTGTTAACAAGAAAACTAAAAACGCTTAATTAAACGCAAAAACCCCACCTACCGCTGGCACGGTAAGTGGGACACACTAATAATGTAACGTAATTAAATAGTATAGACAAAATACCGACTGGCATCGGTGCTTTTCGCCTACCCTATTTTAGCAAAAATAGGAGTAAAAATAAAATGGCATATATATATAAACGTGGCAAAACTTGGGCTGTCAGATACTCCAAGCGCAGTACAGTCTGGGATCCTAATTTGCAAAAGGATGTTTCTAAACTTAAGCAGAAACAAAAGGGAGGTTTCAAGACTAAAGTTGAAGCTAAAAACTATGGCATCAAAATGGAATCTGCTGCTCTCTCAGGTGTGGATGTAGTTAGGAATCCTGCTTTTGCCGATTACTGTGATAAATGGATCAAAATTTATAAGTTGCCTTCTGTTCGTCCTGCTACAAAACTCACTTACAACAAGCGTTTTAAGTATATTAAACAGTTTTTTGGTACTACTAAGATAAAAGATATTGACCGTACTATGTATCAGAAGTTTATCAATTGGTACGGTGAAAATCATGCTACTAGTAGTACTCATAAAATGAACATTTTAGTAAAAAGTTGTGTTTTTGCAGCTATTGATGATGGATTGATTAGTCGCAACTTTACTAATCAAATCACTGTTCATGGAAATGACGATAAAACTAAGAAGATTGAATACTTAAATGAGCATGAAATTAAAGCATTGGTTAGTGAACTAAAAACAAACTTACAACCACGATATACAAGCAACTATTTAATTTTAGCTGGTCTATATACTGGTGCAAGGCTTGGGGAATTATCTGCTCTTCATTGGCCAGATATTGATTTTAAGCATAAAACAATTTCTATTACAAAATCGTGGAATCAAGATCGTAAAGAAATGGGCAAGCCTAAAACTAAGAATTCTGTTCGTAAAATTCCGGTAAATGATGAAATTTTAAACATCATTAGCCAATTGAAAGCAAATCATTTTGATTTTGTCTTTGCTACCTTGAGAACAAAAATGCCACCCACTGCATGTGCCGTAAATGATGCGCTTAAACGGGATTTAAATAAGGCTGGTATAGCTAAGCAAGGGTATCATTTTCATTCGTTACGTCACACTCATGTAGCGTATTTGATCTCTCATCATGTAGATATTTATTCGATTAGTAGAAGACTAGGTCATGCTAAAATTTCTACCACACTGGATATTTATGCTCAGCTTTTAAAAGAATACGAAAATAATCAAAATGATAAGATCCTAAAATCTTTAAATCAGCTTTGAGTTAGTGTGCAACTTTTGTGCAACACGGTCAAAACTATTCAAGTTCTTTAGAGCTTCATTTCCCAATAAATCAGCATTTCACTTTCTTAAAGTCTCTTAAAAATGAATAAGAAAGTTCAACCAAGGCTTTAAAGTCTGGTGAAGTTACTCGTGCTTAATAGATCAAAAGCCTATCAGATCAATGATCTGGTAGGCTTATTTTTTGCTCAAATTTAAGAAAAATTGTTTTGTGCAACGTTTGTGCAACAGATAATTTATTTTTTATCTTCCTTATTATAAAAGCCACCTATCTGATTGGGATAGATGACCAATATTAAATAAATTTATTTATTTAAATATACAAATGATTGTTCAAAGCACGGTAAATTTTATAGATGGTGTTAGGATCGCTGGTAATTATCTGCTCCATTTGGCTAATTATGGTGTTCATGGCTCTATCTTGTTCATCGGACATCACATCATCAACATAGTCTTCGTGTAAATCCTTGAACAAGTCATGAATTGTAGATTGTAAATCCTTAACATCATCTTGCGACATATTCTTGCTGATCTCATAGATGTCATATAGTTGTGACAAGACGTTAACGCGCTTCCAAGACGCGTCTTTCAGTTTGTCGATATTAACGCGATAATTGCGTAGCGACTGATATGGTATTTTGGTTCGCTTGTTAATTTCAGCAAGTGAGTTGTTCTTGTTTAACAGCAAAGCCTTCGCACGATCTAGTTCGCTACCACGCTCGTCACGCCAGTTTTTTAACTTATAGATTGTCATGACTAGCCTCTTACGACTTTTCTAGCTTGGTTAATTTGATTGTTGGTTGCTCTAACACGCTTTTTGGCACTTTGATAGGCACAACTGTGTTTCTTGCCATAAAGCAATTGCATGCTGTCTACCATATCAATATGGGGTTGACCAAGTTCTTTTATTTTCTTTTCTGATAAATCATGGCCTTTGACACCTAGCAGAAAACCGTGTTTGTTATATCTTACTTGGTAGTTAGCATAGTCTTCTTTGGATTCAGTCCAAGCGAAGGTTAAGGCTGCTTTTTCTTCATCTGTTAATTCATCATAAGTTTTAGTAGCATTACAAATTTGGCCATTTTTAGCTTTAACTGCAATTCTCATTTTGATTACCTCTTTAAATTTCTATCTTTCATTCCTTACAACTATATAATATCACATTATTGTAGAATGTAAAGTACATTTGTACAATTAATTGCACATTATTTTGAAATCTTGATTACTTGTAATACCGTATCATAGATTTTAGCAAGCTCGTGAATCCTTCTGTATGAAGCATCTTCCAGTTTTTCGAGATTAACTCGGTCATGCC